TACACAACAGCCGTTGCGGAGGCTTGTTGCACTTGCAGCATCGTGTGAATGCCGTTAGTAATAGCCGAACCGTTAGTTCCAAAAGATGCCGCAGACGTAGAGCCAAGGTAGCTATTCAAGCCACGCAAACCGCTTTCCGCACCGTAAAGTGTAGTCGTGCTGCCGGACTGGTCATCATTAAACATCATTGAAAGTGCTTCAGTCTGGCTAAATTCCAACGCAAGGTCAGAAACAATAGTTTCTTCAAGCGCATTGATGTCAGACATGATTGCCGAGCGGACAGGCAATACAGCATTGACAGAGCGAATTGGAAGCTGCCAAAACGCCGTTGCTTGGTTTGGGCTACCTACGTTGGCTTTAACCGTATAGTCCCAAGGATTTGTTGGGTCAGTGGAATTTCCTTTTTTGACCACAAAAGCAAAATCTGAGCCGATTGTTTGCACTTGTCTAGCCACCATCCTCAAAGGATTAGCATATCGCAGTGCAGCAAACGCATCATCATAAATTACTCTACCGCCAACGTCCGAACCCGAACCAGTAAGGGTTGACGCTTCCTTCAAGTTAACAGTCGCATTCCCCTCAACTAGGGCTTTCTTTACGGATTCAAGGATTAGGCTCATAGTATTTCCAGTGTAATGAAGATGGGGGGAGAAACCTCCCCCCGTACTATCAGGTCGCAGTACCAGTCGAACGATAGCGAACGATTGCGAACGGATCGACCACAGACGTAGCCAAACGCTTCTCACCGTAGAAGGTGATGAAACCGGGCAATGTCTGGTCGTAACGACGCAGAATCATGTTCAAACGGTCAACAATGGTATGACCACGCTGCCAGTCACCGAAATACATCGGGTACAAGCTGTTCGTGCCAGCCGTGCCAGTCGTAAGCTGTGAAGGAGTGTCAAGGTACTTATTGACAACCACATCAAAGCCGAGCAACTGACCAACGATGCCATCCGTGCGGGAAAGACCGTCGATATACACAGGACGCTTCTGGTCGTCAGTCAAACCACGGATTGCTTGGAGCAAAACGGGGCTAATGACAAACTTGGCAGATGCTGTCCAGTATTGCTGTGGCAGCGAGTAAATAAAGTTAACAACGTCTTTGTAGGTGATGTTGTTAGCACCAACCGTATTGGCGTTGGTTGTCAACTGGTCGTAAGTAGCGAGGCTATGCAGACCGGAGGAAGAACCCGTACCAGACGAACCGAAAGCAGCGGCAGAAACCGTGCCGCCAGCGTAGACAGCATTAGCACCAGCGTATTGATCCAGACCACGCAGACCAGACGTACCGCCGTATGTATTGGGCGAGTCGGTTTGATCGTTGTTCTGAATCATGGACTGCGCTTCAGCTTGGCTAAATTCAGCCAGCATATCGGCAACAACGTTGCTCTCAAGACCGTCGATGTCATCCAATGCAGCAGTACGGATGGGGAATTGAACGTTCAAGTCTTGCAGGGTAAGCTGCCAGATGTTCGTTGCAACAGTCGTACCAGCACCGTTGTTCTGAATTGAGTAGCCCCAAGCTGGACCAGTGTTACCAACTTTTGCACGGAACTGATAGGTAGAACCGTCGGTAGCAACAGCACGGCTAACACCACGTAAAGGGTTCTCAAGACGCAGGGGGTAAAACACTGGATCGTAAGCCGTACGACCACCCACGCCAGCACCGCCACCCGTCAAAGCCGAGGCTTCTTTTAGGAATGCGTCATACTGACCAGCATCTTCAAACATCTTGATTTCTTTCTCTACCTTAGCACCGCTCTTGTAGAAATCGGAAATCTGCTCTTTGACCATACGGTTGACTTCTTGAGAAATCGTCTTGTAGGTTTTGATAACGCTGGGAGCGGGAATAGCTGCCACTTTAGCTTCGAGGGCTGCAACTTTTTCCTCAAAAGAGGCTTTTGCATCCTCAACAGCTTGCTCGGCTGCTGCTTTTACTTCGTCAATCTTGGCGAGGTTAGATGCTTCGATAGCGTCCAACTTCTCTAGGATTTTTTCGGACATAATATTTCCTTAAATGCGTTTAGAAAGTGCCTTCAACAGTTCTCTTTCCTCAATGGCTTTGAGAATGCTGTCAGCTTCGTTTACCACCGCATCAGCATCACGCTGCTCAGTAGCTTCCTGTGAGACCTCTTGTGCGGCATCACGCTGCTCAATGATCTTCTTCAGGATAGAAGATGCGGTGGTCGCATCTTTTTTCGAAAGCCCTGCCTCACGCAAAGCCTTCTCAATCGAACGGGGGTTAGCATGACCCTCGGCATCAAAATATTCTAGCTTCTGAATATTGGCTTCGGGATTATTGGGGTACATGACTACAGAGATTTCCTGAAGCCCACCTTTGGTGATTTGGAAGTAAGAATCGGATTCATCCGAATCATCACCAATCATGTCGCCTTCTTTGTTGACCCAGCAGGCTTCGTCTGCATATGCGCCAACAGAAACGCCGCCAAACATAGCGGGGGATTCTTTCAAGACTGAATAAAGGTCAGAACCACCAACGGTATTTAGATACAAGCGTCCAGATGCGGTAATTCCTTGCTCGTTTATTGTAATTTCGTCCCACTGTCCGACAGGCATACCCATATCGTTATGGTTCAAAAACATTGGCAACGGTTTACCAGCCGCAGCGAATTCATCAGCCCAGTGCTGGAATCCTTCCGGCTTGTAAAAGAATTTGCGCCCATCTGCGCCTTCTCTTGCGCCCCATGTCGTAGCACGGGCTTCAATCTTCCCGCTAGGTGACTTCGATTCGTCTGTATCTTGACCCAGTTTAACTTGGGCTTCGCACACCAACGTTAGATTTTTCATTTATTGCCCCATACTGAATAGATTGATTATTGTCTTGTATCTTTTCGGGACGTAGTGGTTTTGTCGGTAGTTTAACATTAGGTTTCCGTATTTGTGAAGATAGCTTATTTAATATGGCTTTAATCATGTCGCACCAATATTATTTTTGCGTTTTTGATTACCGCCGCCCCCGCCAGTGTCTTGAGGACTAGAGCCGGGTACGGGGTCAGGCTCTTTCCCGTCAGCCATAAGGTCGTCATATCCGGGCAATTTAGGCATATTGAGATATTCTCTAGCCTCATTTTGGGTAATAATCCCGGCTTTTACACCTTGCACCGCAAAGTTAATCTGGTCTAAAGCCGCACCTTTTAAAAAGTCTTTGGTGTCAAATCGAATGCACAAATTGGGGTAGCCTTTGAGCAAATGGTAATTTAATTTTTGCTCGATATTAATAATCATCGGATACATGGTCGCTTTATAAAACTCGTCCATCATCGTCTGAGTATTATTGTATTTTTGGTCGGCGATACCAATCATCGCTGGGGGAATGCCAAACAAACCAGCAATACGTTTCATTGTCTGCGTCTTTAATTCGGCTGTTTGGGTATCTTGCAGGGTAAGCATATCTAGCGGCTGGTATTTCATGCCTTGATCTAGCAGCATACCCTGTCCGGGCTTGGATTCGTCCGTAGCCTTAGAGCCAGTCATACTAGCCCATGCTTCCTTAATACGGGCGGCTACTTCCTTGTATTTAGCGTCAGGAATAACCTGATCGGTCACAAACATACCGGACGGTTTAGCACCGTTCTGCATAATATAGTTAGCATAAAGATCAATATCTTGGTCTAAAGCTACCAGTTCAGTCGCTAGGATTCCTTTGTTAAAACCAGCCGCACCTTGCCAAGCCGCCTCTTTAATATGCATGACTTGGTGTGCAGCTAGTGGTTCGTCTTTGTTAAACCCATAGCTAGGCGTAGAAAGCCTATACGATGGATAACGAGTTTCGGTCAATTGGGTGGTAATTAGTGACGCATCTAGGTTGTACATCTCAATAGGAGTTTGTACAGGGTCGTCCTGTTTTGCTCTCCACCAAAGAGTAAATGATTCGCCAGCCAAATCCTGCCACATTGACCACTGATACCAAAACTCATACTGGCTTTGGAAATTATTGGGGTTACGCAAAAGGTTTAATACTTGCTTGGCTTTTGCCTTGTCCCTTGCGCCGACTTTAGGCGATTGCAATGCGTCTACAAACACACCGTCATCGCTTTTGCTCATAATGCTAATTGGCAATTGCGCCAAAGACCTAGCTTTTACGCCGACGCAAGCCATAACCGTACTGTTCCTTGTGAGAACAGACATATCCACAACCCGTCCGGCATTTGTGGTGCTGGATGTTGTGACGTAAAGAAGCTGTTGGCTAACGGTTTGTCTGCCACCTTGACCTTGGTAGATGACGTTGTTACCAAGCTGGGTCTGCCCGAATAACGTATTACTTTCGACTTGAATGTCTTTTTTCTTGCGAAAAATATCGAGCATTCCCATGTTTTAGCCCCAAAAATTAATTAAAAACTACGGAATCCAAAACTACTGGACACAAACGGATTATCCAAACTGCAATGTGCGGCAATAATTAAAGCAATAATTCCGTCAACTTTTGCAGCCTTATCTGCCTCGTTTTTCCGTATTTTAATGTTTCCGTTGACATCTTCATAGACCTCGCAGTTACCTAATTGCCAGCCTACAAATGGATTGCCATCGTGTTTAATCTGCTTATTTAATATCAATTTTTCAACGTATTTTGACGGATTTGATAACACCGCCATACCTTGCCCTACCTTTTTAACTGGAATTCCGCTGTCATGCAAGCGAGAAACCAAAGATGCCGCGTTGTAGGCATCGTAGCCAACTTCTTTAACGTTATATCGCTGACATTGTAAATGAATGTAGTCAGATATTTCCCTGTCGTCCATTACATTACCTTCCGTCAGCTTTAATATGCCGGATTGCACTGCAACACGGAATATGTCTCGGTAATGTTTGGGTATTAACTCGTAACCAGCTTCAGGCAAAAAAAATTGCCAATGTGCCTCGTAATCTAGTTCGCCGTACCGCTTAAGTGTGCATACAGCGTTTAAGTCCCTTGTTGCAGCCAAGTCAAATCCGATAAACACGGCTTCTGGCTCTCGGTCTGTCAGTCCTATACAAGACTTATCATCCCAATGCGCCCGGTCAACCCATGCCGTATTAGCCGAAACGTAGATGTTTAGGGTTTTGCAGAGAAACTCGTTTAGTGCCGCTGGCTTGTGTTTGGCTTCTTCCGCTCGTTGTGCAATAGCGTCCTCAAATACGCTGATGCCGTGCATGGGGTTTGCCTTAGCCCAAACCTCAGGACTACGCCAATCATCCTGTGGGTCAAGCCCGTATAGCAGCCCAAACCACCGAGGATTATCAGTCGCCTCGCCATGCAACATGGATTGCAGCATAGACATATCTTCGTAAAACTTGGTGTCTTTGGTGAAGCTGGCAGTCGTGATGTAGATACGCAGTGGATTCTTTCTGGCAACCATGCCGGAATGCAGCACTTCAATACTGTTGCGATCAACAATCTGTGCAGCTTCGTCGACAATCACGCAACTAGGGTTTTTACCGTCACCTGTCTTTTTGGTGTCCCTAGACAAGGCTTTGAACATGGATTGCGTGTCGCCAGTCTTTTTGACCTCGTATTTAGACACGTTAAAGATGCTGGCAAACTCGGCTTCCATACGCTCAATAAACCCTTTGGACGCATCAAACACAATCGTCGCCTGCTCTCGATTGGTCGCCAAAGTAAACACTTCCGAGCCAGTTTCCCCAAATACCAGTTCGTAAAGTGCTATGGCAGCGGTCAAAGTAGACTTGCCTGCTTTGCGAGGAATGAATAGAATGACATCAGTCACCATTCGTCGTGAACGGTCTTTCTTTGCCCGAAATCCGTAGACAGCACAGATAAAGAATATCTGAAAAGGCTCTAGCACAATAGGCTGACCAGCCATGTGACCCTTGGTGTGCTTTAGATGTGCAGCAAAGTCCAAAACGTGCTGCGGGTAATCTTCATCAAACACCCACTCCCATTCTTTGTTCTCATATTGGTTAATAAACCGTTGACACGCCAAGCGAACGTCTCGGCATACGTTGACGTTTCCCTTTGCTACTTCCTTGGCGTATACGATGCCATCCTGCCAATTCATCCTTTTGGACCTCGTA